TAAAGGCCTGACTGATGATATATCTGAATGTAAAATTGTATTTGTATGCGTGCCTACTAAAGCCGATATGAAATTTGAAGATGTCAAAAAGGCGGTAAGATATATAAATAAAAAAAACAAAAAAGCAATAATCGCTATTAGATCAACTATTATTCCGGGAACAATTGATAAACTTACAAAACAATACAAGAGGGAATTTGTCTATCTGCCTGAATTCCTAAGGGAACGGACTGCATTATTAGATGAAATATGCCCTGATAAAATAATCATAGGGACCAACGAAAAAGAAACATACGAGATATTTAAAGAATTTTTTAAATCGGTAGTAGACAATAAAAATAAAATAATAAAGATGAGTCCGATAGAAGCTGAACTATTAAAGATAGCTTTAAATAGCCTATATACCATAAAAGTGGTATTTGGTAATGAACTATACGATATTTGCCAGAAATATGGGGCAGATTATTATAAATTATTAGAGGCCTTTAAGTTGGATAAATATATCAGCGCAATGCATCTCGATCCGTTATTTGACGGCTACAGGGGGGCAGGGGGTAAATGTCTTTCCAAAGATATAAAATTTTTGATCAGGGCAGCAAGAAAAAAGGGAATTATACCCGAAGTAACGATAATGGCAGATAAAGAAAATATGAATTTATTGGAGAAAGGGACCTTGAATGGGGATTGAAGAGCAATTTGAAAATAAGAGCATACAGAATATAATCGAATACAATATAAAAGTTGAAGCAGCATTAAATCAGGCTTCCAAAGATTTGGCTAAAAGAATTAGCATTTTTGAGCTGAAAAACCCGACTAAAATATCGCAAGGCTCGTTTTATATAAGAAATAGAGGGCTGGAAAAGCAAGTAAATATTATATTGAATAAACTACATAAAGATATTCAAGCCAATATAGGGGATGGGATTGTCTCTAATTGGGATTTAGCAAATCTAAAGAATAATAAATTGGTGAATGATTGGGCTGGTAGGATAAATTTAGGCAGTGCTGATGTACCTGTTTTATTTAATCAATTAAATTTAGGGGTATTAGATACATTTATTGCCCGGACCACAGCGGGGTTAAACATATCAGAACGAGTATGGCATTTAATAAGTGGAACTCAAGACCAGATAGAGCTTTATTTATCGAGTGGGATATCTACGGGTAAAAGTGCAGCGGGTATTGCCAGGGATTTAAAGCAGTATTTGAAAGAACCGAATAAGCTATTTAGACGGATAAGGCAAGAGGGGAAGTTAGTTTTGAGTAAAGCGGCTAAAGGTTATCACCCGGGGGCGGGCATATATCGAAGCTCTTACAAAAATGCTCTGAGGTTAACAAAGAATGAAGTGAATATGGCGTATAGAATGAGTGATTACGTGAGGAGGCAGGAGTTGCCATTTGTAGTTGGAATTGAGGTGCATTTATCAGCAAGCCATCCACGACTTGATATGTGTTTTATATCTGGGATGTATAAAGTATTGACTTCAAAGGGTTGGATTCCTATTTGTAAGATAAAAGAAAATGATTTAGTTTTATCTCATGAAGGGAAATTTAGAAGAGTCACTAAAAAATATAAAACTACAACTCATAAAGTAGAAATGAGGACTATTGAATATAAGTGTAGATATGATAGTAAAACAAAAACTAATAAAATTAGTTCAACGGAAAATCATCCCTTTTTAGTAAATGATAAATGGACTCCGGCAAAAGATATTAAGGTTGGAGATAATGTCAAAATATTAGCCGAAAGATGTAAATGGTGTGGAAAGAAGATTCCATATTATAGAGAATATTGCTCTAAATCCTGTGCAAGCAATGCAACGACCAAAAAACAGTGGAGTAATCCGAAGCATAGAGAAAGTGTCTCAAAAAAAGCAAAAGAAAGGTGTGAGGGCGGAATTCCTTATTTTAAAGAATGGGTAGATAGTGGTAGAAATGTAGACAATTTAACTAATCCTGAAATTCGGAAGAAAGCAATGGAAAACTCACAATTAGCAATACAGAAAATGATTAAGAAAGGGACTCACCCTTTCCAACAAATAGAAAATAATATAAAGTCAAATAGGAAATTAGCTCAGAATAAATATTCTACATTTATTGAAAAGAAAATGGAATGGTTGTTAAAACAAAAGAAGATAAATTATATTCATGCTTATCCATTCAAAAGAGATACCCAACGAAATAATGGAGACCCGAGATTATATTTTATAGATTTTGTTTTGAGTGATTACAAAATAGCCATTGAATGTGATGGCTGGTATTGGCATCAGGATAAAGAAAAAGATTTAAAAAGACAAAAAGAAATAGAGAACAAAGGTTTTACTGTATTAAGATTTACCGATGATGAGATCAAAAATCATTTGGATTTATGTAGTAAAGAGATAGATAGAGTTATAAATAATCATTCAGGCAATTATGAATTTATGGATGTGGTTATTACAAAAGTTGAAGATTGGATAGCTGAGAATAAAGCACCTATTACAAGATATAATTTAGAAGTAGAAGAAGATAATAGTTATATAATTAAAGGATTCGTGGTTCATAATTGCGATGATTTGGTTGGCAAATACCCGAAAGGATTTGTCTTTATGACTTGGCACGTAGGCTGTTTATGCTATACAACGTCGATTATGCTTAACAAAAAGGACTCGCTTAACTTTATGAAGACTGGCAAGATAGCGAAATCAAATTATATTACAAAGATACCTAAAAAAGCAACAAATTGGATCAAAACAAATGCTTCCAAAATTGCCAAATATAAGAATAAACCATATTGGATAAATGATAATTTTGATAAAGATTTTAATTTGAAAGAAGAAATAATCGAGGTGAAATAATATGCCATTAGTGAGATGTAGAAAAGATAATAAACCGGGCTGGAAATACGGAAGAGATAATAAATCTTGTTTTACTTATACTGCTGGCAATGAAAAATCTCGTGCGACGGCAAAATTAAAAGCAATCCGTCAGGGAATTGCAATCAGCAGAGAATCAGGAGAAAAGTTTGAACCGTAAAAATAAGAAATTTAAAAAGATTAGAATTATATCGAGCAATTATAAGATTACCTACCACAAAGAATTAAACGATGAGAAGGGCAATTTAGATGGTAGAATATCTGAAACTTGGAAAGAAATCTTAGTACGTAATAGTATGCCTTATCAAAGGACTTTGCAAGTAATTATGCACGAATCTATGCACGGAATAAAATTTGAAATGTGTCTTAATGGTAGTGAAGAAAATATAAATATATTAATTACTACTGGCGTTACCTGCTTTATTCGGGATAACCCGGAATTTATTATAGAATATATAAGGGTATTAAATAGAAAGGAGATTAAATGAAAAAAATATCTTTTGTATGCCTGGCGGGACTTGACCAATTCATAGACCCGATAATCGAAGGATTGTCAGAAATTTATATCACCAGGAAATTTATAATTAGAAGTAAACAAGATATATATAATGCAATAGACTGGGGCGATATAGTATGGTTTGAATGGGCGAATGAATCGGCAATTGTCGGCACTAATTATGAAGGAATAAAGGACAAAAAAGTTATAATCAGACTTCACAGCTATGAAGTATTTATGGATTTCACTAAACAGATCAATTGGCTTATAGTAGATAAATTGATTCTGGTAGCCCCCCATATCAAGGAAATTCTGAAAGAATTTATACCCGATATTGAGAAGAAAGTTAAAATAGAAATCGTTTCTAATGGAATTGATCTAGATTCTACTCCATGGAGAGAGCGACAACCCGGACATAACATAGCCTGGGTTGGATTCATTAACTACAAAAAGAATCCTCAAATGGCCCTGCAAATATTGAAGAAATTAACTGAGGGACTATACAATACCGATAAAAGATATATATTGCATATAGCAGGTTCATTTCAGGATTCGAGATATAAGATATACCTAGAGTATATGATCAGGGAAATGGGGCTACAGGATAACATAAAATTCCATGGCTGGATTGATGATATGGAGAAATTCTGGGAAGATAAAAATTATCTGCTTCATACCAGCATTCAAGAAGGGCATTCTTACGCCATAATGGAAGCCATGACAAGGGGAATTAAACCTGTGATACACAATTTTAGGGGAGCGAGGGAATTGTATCCTAAATATGCTATTTTTAATACAATTGAAGGGGCAGCGAACATTATAACTAATAAAAATTATTATTCAAATGCTTATAGAAATTGGATAATTGATAAAGATTGGACATTGAAAAATCAATTAAAGAAAATAAGGAATACCATAAGGGAAATATAAATGAAGTCAAAAATTAATACGAATGAAATCAAAAATTATTATGATAATTTCCTTGGCCATCTTAGATATGATCATATCCGGGAAAATCCGAGACATATCAAGGTAAAAAGGGATTTAAAGGGCATAATCAAAGAAGAGATGAATGTTTTAGATTTAGGTTGTGGCACGGGAATAACCACGAAATATATAGCTGGATTGGGAGCAAAGGTGATTGGGATTGATATATCCCCTAAATTGATTCAATTCGCAAGGAGAAACTCTGATCATCAAAATATTGAATACCGGATAGAGGATATAACAAGTTTTAACCTCAATAAAAAAGATTTTGATGTAATATGTTTAGTTGATATCATGGAGCATATCCCAAGAGAGAGAATCCCATATCTGATAGAGAATATAGAGCGTTATTCCCATGACAATACAATTATCTATCTTAATATTCCTGATGCCAGATTGCAGTCCTGGAAGAGAGAAAAATGCCCAAAGAGACTTCAAATTATAGATGAAGCATATTCTATGGCCGAGATCCTGAATTGGTTTAAATCAATTAATTTCGAGGCAATTAAGAACGAAGTATATGGGATAGACCTACCGACCCAATATGTGAGTTATATTTTTGTGAGGAAAGATATAATTTTTTATAATTATAACAAATATTTAATGATAGGTGAATAATAGACTACCAATTGCATTAATAAAGTAAAGATGCAAGAAGAGAGGCACTCCACGGTTGAATTTAGGGGTATTCTGAAGGAATAAAGAAATTTTTAAAATAAATATTTTAATGAAAGCGAGGTGAGTTAGATGCCATATCCGAATTTTCATTCTTGTAGGATCAAAAGTCCTGGCCTTTTTCAAGACGGTAGTATCAAAACAAAAGAGGTCGGCACAAAAGAAGGTAAAGGTCCCAGAGACGGAAAGAAATTATCTATCATCATCGGAAGATTGAAGGGGAAAACTACTACCACAACCCAGGCGTTTCATTATCCTAAAGATACCTGGACAGAATTACAGGCAAGAACACATTGCAAAGAGAACAAGGGGACCTTTGAAGCAGCGACTAAGGAGAAAGTAAAAGAGGCAGCAGAAAGATTAAAAAAGGCAATATCGAAAAAGTAAATTTGTAAAAATTAAAAAAAGTGTTATAATAAAAACAAAAAAGGAGAAAATGAATGCCCGAAGGAAATGCAGTTTTACGAGCAAACGAAGATGGGATATTTATTGAGAATAGCGAAACAAGGAGATTAGACAAGGAAATAGGTAGACTGAAATTCTTACTTGCACAATGGGAATATTTCGAAACGAAAGAAAAACTACAAGAAGAGATATATAAATTAGAAGGAATGAAACAGGACCAAAGTTATTTGACTTCATAATAAAAGATAATTTTTGAAAAATTAATCAAATAGAGCTCCACTTAGAGAGCCAATCTGAAAAGACTTTATAATCGAGTCTTTTTGAATTGGCTCTTTTTTTATGTGGGAATAATCAAATCGGGAGCGTATAAAAAAATGCCAGAAACAGAAAAATTATATCAAAATAAAAACTGTTTGAAGCAAAAATATATAGAGGAAAAGTTATCTATATGTAGGATTGCCAATAAATATGAAACAACTGATGGGGTTGTAAAATATTGGCTAAAAAAATTCGATATAACCCTTCGCTCTCGTAGAGAAAGTAAAATTTTACGTGATAAAAATAATCATAAAAATAAACGATATTGTAATAAAGGTTGGCTATATAATAAATACTTGAATGATAAATTATCTTCGATTCAGATTGCTAAATTATGTGAAGTAACACGTGAAACTATATATTGTTGGTTACATAAATTTGATATCCCTTTACATAGTGAGACAGAAGAAAAATTATATCAGAACAAAGATTGGTTATATCAAAAATATGTTAAAGAAAGATTATCTACAATAAAAATTGGTAAACAGATTGGAAGAGGCTCATCTGTTATAGGCAAATGGTTACATAAATTTGATATATTTAGACAGGAAAAATATAAAGATGAAAATTGGTTAGAAAATAAATATATAAAAGAAAAATTATCTACGCCTCAAATTAGCAAATTATGTGGTATATCTGATGTAACAATAAGTTGTTGGTTGCATAAATTTGGCATACCTGTTCGTTCTGATTCAGAAGCAATCCATCTGAAAACAGGCAATCATTGTGACATATCCTCTCAAGCAAAAGAATGGATGAATGGAGAATTATTGGGCGATGGATGTGTACATTCTATAAATTCTTGTTCGGCAAGTTTTTTATATAGTTCAAAATATTTAGAATATATTCGATATATAAAAGATACTCTAAAATCTTTTGGGATAGAACAAGCTGGGAAAATAAATAAAAGATATCATGAAAAATCAAATAGTTATTCTTATTTTTATTCTAGTCGACGTTATACTGGACTTCTACCTATCCGCAAGAAATGGTATCCAGATGGCAAGAAAATTGTTCCAAGAGATATTGAATTAACTCCTTTAATTTGCAGGCAATGGTATATCGGTGATGGTTCATTATCACATCCTAAATATAAAGGGAAGAAGGGGGGGAATCCTTATATAAGATTAGCTACTGAAGGATTTTTGATAGAAGATGTAAAGTGGCTAATAACCGAATTGAAAAAAATTAATTTTAAAGTAACTTGGCAACCCAACAATAATGGTATAAGAGTTAGTCCATATTCTACTAAAGATTTTCTTGATTACATTGGGCTTTGCCCAGTAAATTGTTATCAATACAAATTCAATTATTAATAAATAATTTTCAAGAAATAAATAAATAAAGGAGAAAATAAAATGGATGAGAAGCTGACAACTCAAATTAAAACTGCTTTGAAGAAAGCGGGGCTTGATGAGGGATTAGCAGAAAAAATTAAGGTGAAAGATGAAAGTCAAATTGAAGCAGAAGTAGAAAAGTTAAAAGGTAAGGTGGAACTCTCCCCAGAACAGTTTGCAGAAGCAATTAAAAAAGCTGGACTGGATGAAAGCTATAAAAAATTCCTGCAGAGTGAAGCAGATAAGAGAGTAACACAGGCAATACAAACTCATGACGCAAAGTTAGCAAAAGAAAAAGAGGAAGCGGCAGCAAAAGCAAAAGCAGATGAAGAAAAAAATAAAAAGCAGGCGAATATGAGCGAAACCGAAAAAACAATAGCTAACCTAACAGAAGAAGTTAAGAATTTAACTGGTTTAGTAAGAGGTTTAGGCGAGTCGACTGTTAAGGCAAAAAGGGAAACTTTAATTAAAGACTCTTTGAAAAAAGCAGGCTTAAGTGAAGGATTCTCTAAATATATTACAGTTGAGAAAGATGAGGACATCGAGGGAAGTGTCAAAAGCTTAAAGGACGAGGTTCTCGGACTTAAACAAATTGATATTGATAAGAAATTAAAAGAAGACGGTGGAGCACCTGCAAAGGGTGAAGCAGCTGGAAGTATGAATGAAGAACTAATTGCTAAAGTTGCAAGCGGAGAAGGGGAAACTGCCGGAACTTTTAAAGGTAAGAAATTAATAAAAGAAGAAATATAATAAATTAAAGGAAGTGAAATATTATGAGTTTACAAGTTAATAAAGAATCAGGGACTTTATATCATCCTGTATTTTTAGATATATTTAATGATATTCCAGGCGGAGTGACTGTTAAAACTAATAGATTCCCAACCGCCACTAGAGAAATTAAAAAAGGAGCTTTGTTAAACGCTGATGCTGCTAGTGCAGGATTATATAATGTGATAAAAACTGTAAAAGTAACCGCTGCTGCAGCTTCAGACGCTACTGTTTTAGCAGTTGAACCTGCTGACCATTTGTTTAATGTTGGCGATTTTGTCTATACTAATTTAAAACATGCCAATAAAATTGTCACTGCTGAACCAGCTACACTTCATTTAGCTGTTGCACTTGCTACTGGTGGTGTTGCTACTGGTGCAGTTTTATACGAAACTGCCACTGTTGGGACTGCAACCGCTTTATATGCCGCGAGTGCTATTTTGAGAGATACTATAGAAGTGAGGGACGATAAAGGAACTTTACTGGAGAATATATTCGCTGGGGCTGTTGTAAGAGCCGAAGTCGATGAATCTATGCTTCCTTATTTTGTAACTGATCAGCAAAAGACTGATTTAACAGCCAGAATAAGGTTTAGTTAAAGGATAAAAATGCCTTATAAGGGATATAAACAAACCGAAGAACATAAAAAGAATAATAAACTTGCTAATTCAGGTAAACATTTAGCTGAAAATAATTCCTTTTATGGTAAAAATCATACTAAAGAAGCAAAAGAAAACATGAGAATTGCTCATTTAGGTAAACCTGCTTGGAATAAAGGGAAAGAGTATTCAAAAGAAATAAGAGAAAGAATATCCAAAGGACACGAAGGACAAACTCCGTGGAATAAAGGCAAAAAGACGGGTCAAATCGTTTGGAATAAAGGCAAAACAGGTTTACAAAAACATTCAATAGAATGGAAAGAAAAACAAAGTGAAAGAATGCAGGGCGAGAACAATCCCTTTTATGGCAAACATTGGACTAAAAAACAACTTAAAAATATATTACACAGGCGAATCCCAACGAGCTTAGAAGAAAAGTTTCAATCCATAGTGGATAAATATAATTTACCTTATAAATATGTTGGTGATGGTTCTTTTATTATAGGCAGGTATAATCCTGATTTTATTAATACTAACAGCGAAAAAATAGCAATAGAGGTTTATGCCAGATACTACAAGAAAAGAAATCATATAAGCATAGAAGATTGGAAAATCCAAAGGTCAGAAGTATTTAGACAGTATGGCTGGGAAATAGTATATTTTAATGAAATTGAAGTTAATGAAGAAAATATTTTAAATAAATTAAAGGAAGTGAAATAATAATGAGCGAATATACGTTATTTAACGAGATGAATAAGAAGAATCTCGAAGTATGGATAAATACAAGTAAAAGTATAAAGGATAACCTTGCAAAACAATATTGGGTTAGTTTCTTCCCTATGAAGCCTACACCATATTTAAATTATGAAACTTTAATTGGAAGTGAAGGTTATCGTGTAATGGCAGATGTGGTAGCTTATAATTCGAGTGCCCCTCTCAAGACAAGAAAAAGCATAAGCAAATTAACCGGTTCAATTCCTTCAATTAGAGTAAAAAGACAAATGACTGAAAAAGATATCAACGATTACAATGCTTTTAAGGCAATGGCTTCTTCTACTAATATGGGAGCAGAACTTATCAAACTTGTTTTTGGTGATTCGGATTTTGTTTTTAATGCTGTATTGGGTAGATTGGAACATTTTGCATTACAGGCTTTAAGTACTGGGCAAATAACTCTTAATACAACTAATAATGTTGGTGGAATAGTTACTGAAGATGTAGTAGATTTTGGACTTCCTACTGCTAATAAAATGAAAATGGCTAATAATACAGATAGAAGATGGTTAGCAGCTAACACAGCCACTTGTCTTCCAATTACTGATATCCGGGCTGTTGTGAAAGCTGCAAAAGCAGCTGGAGCGAATCCTCAATATATTTTAATGAATGATACTCTATTCTCGGTAATGGTAACTATGGATGAAGTTAAGAATTTTGTAGTACCTTATACAACTTGGGGAGCTACAAAAATTACAATGGTCCCATCTTTTGATATTTTAAACCAAACATTAAAGGCTTTTGGGCTTCCTCAAATAGTAATAATTGATACCTTGGTAAGTTATGAGGACGCAGACCATATAATTCACACTGTCGACCCCTGGTTAAATGCAGATGGTTCAGATAAACATGTAGTTTTTTTAGATGATATAAAATGTGGAGATATGCTCACGGGTCCTATTGCAGAACAAACTAATCCGCCAAAGCAGGCAATTCAAGCTTCAAGAAATGGTATTTTAATTTCTACTTGGAGCAAAATCGACCCTGTGACTCAATACACAAAAGGCGAAATAAATGCGTTTCCGAGCTGTCCTTCCATAGACCATATTTTTAATCTAAATACAGCGGCTAATACTTGGACAGTATAAAAGGAGCATAAATAGATGACTAATAAAGAAGCTCTACAATCACAAACCGAATATAGTAATGATAATTTGTTAGAGAAACTTCTTTTAGATAGAGGTCTTGCGACAGGGGGTACTTATGCGGCGGCTAATGCTAAAGATATAGATTTAGCCGCCGCCTCCCTCTATTTTACTCTTGCGGCACACCCCGAATTAAGAGAAGGAGCTTTTACGGTGAAATATAGTGGAGTACAACTGATCGCTATGGCAAAGATGATCTTGCAAAAATATGGTGAAGATGTGGCTACGGTTAATGGAGCAGCAATATGGTAATGAAAAGATATCCGCATACAGCGACTATAAGTTATTACGGTGCCGGGACTACTAACTCAATTGGAATATACACAGAAGGGACACTGGTAACTATAGGAATTGTCTGTAATATCCAACCGAATTCAACTAAATATATCATAGGAGAATCGGGAAATATGATTGGATATAATTGGTACATCATGTCTCCACTTTTTACCGGCGTCAATAGTGTTCCCGATGATGCAAAATTAACCTTTTTTAATAAAGAACATGTAATTTTAGATTTGTTTCCATATCAAAAACATGTAGAAATGAAGTGTTAATATGCCTTTAATTCCTGGATTTAGCCAGGGTGATATAGATAGAAGAATAGATAGATTTAAGGTTAACATTGAACAAAGAATTATCTGGACCCTGGCTATGGCAGGCGAAAAATTTGTCAATGATGCCAGGAGTACAAGGACATATCAAGATCAAACTGGAAATTTAAGAAGTTCGATCGGATATATAATTGCCCGGGATGGAAATATTATTCAGGAAAATATAGAGGGAAAAGCCGAAGGTGTAGCCCAGGCGAGAAAAATCGCAAATGAAGTATTAAGAGAAAATAACAAGGGATTTATCTTGATCGGATTTGCAGGTATGGAATATGCGGCGGCCGTAGAAGCAAAAGGATATGATGTAATTACCGGGAGCATACCGGGGGTAAAGGATCTCTTAAAGGCAAAGATAAAGGAATATAGTTTATGAAAACAACATTTGACATAAACGATATATTATTTCCTATAGTCAATGTAGCCTCCGTTCAGGCCACAATTAATGGCCGGGTTTATAGGAATAAAAAAGCTCTAAATTCAGAATTGCGGGATATAATAATAATTCCTTTAACTAACCATAATGGAGACGAAATCATAAATGAAGCTACTTTTATGGTTAATTGCTATTGTAAAAACTTTAATAACGGGACCCCTGATATAGCAAGATTAAGATTAATAGCCGAAGCAGTAATAGCCGTAATAGAGGCATATAATAGCGCTTCGAAATATTATGTTTTTGATATCGTAAATCAGATACTATTACCGGATACTGACCAAAAATCAATGAGCTACGTAAATTTGAGAATAAACTGTTTTATAGAAAAATAAAAACGAGGTGAACAAAAAATGAGTGATATAAGATTAATAGGAATAGAATCAATAAAAATAGGACCGTCTCTCGATACTCTTGTTACTGTACAATATATAGTACCCGACAGCGCACATCTAGTGCTTAATGCAGCTTCTGTGTCAGATTTATTTTGTGATGATTTCGAATATCCTGATGTACAATTAATTGCCGGAGGTAAAAAAACAATAGAATTCGCTACAAGAGATATGGGAACCACCATGATGATAAACGCTTTCGGTGGAGCTACAAGTGGAGTATCTATTTGGAAATCGCCCCATACGGCCATAGCAATTACAGAGAGGGCTTTCGAGATTATTTCTAAATTGATAAATGATAAACAATTAAAGTTCGAGATAGCCAGGGCTTCTCTTCATGCCGGCGGGGAATTGAGATTTGCCAAAACCGAATCAGGACAGATCACATTTACAGCTGATGTGCTA